TTCAGCATTAGTAATATTGTCATAAACAGCTCTTTTAATTTTATCCATATTTAATCCACTTTCAGCATCACCAATCTTCATCTTACGATCAGACTCTTCAATACCCATCATTGCTCTTTGTATAGCTTGAATACTAGAAGTATCAATCTGTTGTTCTCTTATAGCTGCTTGCTGAACATTTCTTAAGTTACTTGCTTGATTTTGTTTCATTCTTGCTTCAGCTTCTTGCTGTCCGAAAACCAATGATTCTGAAAGATATGTTTGCTGTCTTCCAACATCAGCCAGTATTGATTGCAACTGCTTACCTCTTGATCTGCCAGCTTGTGTTAACTGAGCTTGTCCAGAAGCTTTAAGTGCCTTTAGAGTAAGCTCTTGTGTTTGATGAGCAGAGGTTAAATTCTGTTGCCTTTGCTTACGCATAATAGCTGCGTTTTGAAACTCAGTTAGTTCACTTCTAGTTTTAGTATCTAAAGAAAGAGCTGCTTTTTGAAATCTAGCATTAGCTTCTTTTTCTGCTAAACCCTGTGCAATATTCGCTTGTTCATATTCTGCACCACCACGTCTACTAAGAACTTTTAATTCCTCACCAGACTGTGCAAATCCAGCACTAGCTGTTTGTTGATCTAAGTTAATTAATTGTTTGTTCTTAGCATAATCAAGAGCTTGTTCTTTTTCTGATAGGTTAAATTCAGCTCTAGTCTTTTCAAACCCAGCTAAACCTACACTTTCATAAAGTTCAGATAATAAGTTTTCATTATCAAAGGCTGCTTTTATAAAAGTTTCATCAAGAACCATTTGTTCTCTAGCTAAAGAATCTGTATATTCTCTATTATTAAATTCTTTTTGAGTATCTACCTCAGTTTGATTTTTTCTATATATTTCATCTTCTTTATCCCAAGCGTACTTCTGTTGAGATTTACCAAATTCCCAGTTTTGTAAAGCTGTTTCATTTTGGTAATCATTAGCTTTTTGATCCGCAGCTCTCTTTTTATTTAAAGACTCTACAGCATAATCATATTCATTATTTTGTGTACCAGAAAGAGTTCCATCTTCATCTTTCATCTGGTCAAATTGGTAATCGCCATTCTCATCTAAGATGGGATTACCTTCATCATCTCGAACAACTCTTTGTCCCCATAAGAACTCATAGTTTTTGAGATCCATGTCGAACTGTTTTTCAATCTGTTCGTTTTGATGTGCAATGATTTTATTAGTCGACTTACTTCCTGAACCCATTTAAGCCCTCCTGTAAAAACGTGGTGAGTAATATCCTTCCCACATCATCGAAGCCAATGAAACAGGGAATGGTGATTCGCTAAAAACTTTTAGTTCAAAGTTTGTATTGCGTTGGTGAATAGGTACTGTTACAACCGTCTGGTTTGCCAGAGGTACGTCATTAGCTAAATAAAAATTAGCTAGTGCAATAGGCTGTACATCGTTATATTCAGCAGCACCATTTCTTTTTAATTTAAAACCTAATATTCCTGATAGACCTGTAGAAAACTTCATTCGTGCAATAGTTAAATTTGCAGTGAAATCTGTCATCTGTCCATTAGGATCTAACTTGTAATATGTAGTAGGTATTGATACGTCAAATGTATATTTAAAGCCGACAATAACTTTAGAAGCTACACTTGTTAAATTTTTAAAAGGTACTTTGTAATAAGTTCCTGTACCATCTGTAGCTATTGTTGGTGTAATAGTAAATCCAGATTCAACAAAGGTTGGATTTTCTAAGTCACTAGCTTCACTACCAATTACAAGAACTGGAGACAAAGTATTTACATTATTAAAAGGTATATAACATTTACTAAATGGATTAGCTGGATCTGTTTGGTCATATACAACTGAACTAGCAGTAGCATATAAATCCATACAAGGATTCATCTTTTCTCCATAAGCGTTAACAAGTATTGTTTCTTCTGGAGTCTGGTTAAGACTGGCACTAAGTAAAGTGTATTGTCCACCTTGCATAGTTACTGCGTATAACACATCAGAGTCAACTGATATTGTTTGCACTAAACCGGGCAGTTGCCATTTAAACCAAGCCTGCATTACCTCTCGTTGACCATCACTATATGTCCTATAAAAATAGACATCAGATTTAGTTGTACCCCACATGGCTATGAAGCTGTTTTGTGGACTAGCTATTAAATCTGTAATAGTACTTGGAATATATTCTGAAACTACTCGTCCTATATCTAATACAGTTGGGTTCATTTCTTGACCAGCTGTACGCATTTGATAGATACGTGTATAACCCGGAGTTTTACTTAGGAACACCATACTGGTTCCATTGTCTACAGGATCTATATTGATATCCATTTCGTAGTTTGAAATACCACGAATAATTGTTGTAGTAGGAGTAAATAAACCGTTGGGTGCATACATCAAGAACTGCTGGTTTTTACTGAATAAGATTAAACCCTGTGCAGTTGGTAGAACACCAGTTAAAAGAGTTGGTCTAATACTAGATGTACTTAAATCAACTGGATCAGAAGCTATTGATGTAAGAGCAGATACATGATAGAAATTAAAAAATTCATTAGCTTGACTTAGTGAGACATTATCATCTACTAAGAAACCAAGACGACTGCTATGGAAAAATGCTTGCTGTATTTTTTTACCTACAAAACTAGGGTGTGAGTTAGTTGTATCATCACCAACTAGACGTGCAGTGTATGTAGCAGCTCTAAAAGTAAAAGCATTAGTTCCTGTATTAACTAGCTCGTGTGGCATAGTTGATGCAGTCAATCCGGGAGACACATCTGGAGCTATAAATTCTTCCCAGTAACCTACTCCTGATGTAGCATTGTCAGCTATAAATCTGGCGTAGTAAGTATCATCTTTACTTTCAGTATTTAAAACTTTAACAACTCTATGATGTAAAGATCTGTCAGGCAATGCTCCAACATTAGCTACTTGATTTTGAAAAGTATCTAACCTTTCGTTATCAGCACCACCTTTACCAGATAAAGTAAAAGCACTGGTACGACTAATTTCTAGTGTAGTATCTAATCTTGTAACAGTTAATCCAGAAATACTTAAACCATCAATACTGTTTTTTAAATTTGTTAAAATTGTGTCAGCTGAAGCTGAATCATTAGGTGTTGTATATGTAACTGTAGAACCGTTAACTGTAACGCTATAAGTAGTAGCCATAGTAACAGCACGTAATCTTACAGTGCCAAGTTTATTAGCAGTAAATGATGGAGCTGCTTGTGTAGTTACAGTTACTGTTTTATTTGTTATTAAAGTTGTGTCTTGTACAGTTAAGACATCGTAATCGTTTGCTGTTGTTCCTGTTAAATAATTTGTATTAGCAGAAGCTGTGTATGAAACATTAGCTGCTACACCTGTAGTAGCATTCCAGATATAAATTGCAGTACCTTTAATGCAACCTACATATTTTTCATCCCCGTCTCTATGTATGTAAAACCACTTAGCATTTGTAAGTGTATTCTCATTACCAAGATTTTTAATAAATTTAAAACCGGGTCTTTTTGTTAAACCAAACGTAGGGTCAGGGTAAGCATTGATAGCATCAACCACTTGTCCGGGTAACTTTTTTGTGTCTGGTTGTCTTGAAACACCGCCTAAATAATTTGGAACTGTTTGTGTGACATTAGGCATTATCGTTGTAAAGCATGAAATGGTTGATAACTTGTATATTTATTACCGTCTTTCCCATGTCCAAAGAAAGTGAACTCACCTTGATTACATTCGTATTCCAAAGCCATAGCTCTCATGTATTGTTCTTTCTCTTGACACATTCTGTATAAATTAGCGTCACCAACTATTCGACTAACTGTAAAGCAAGCAGCTCTGGCAACTATATAATCTTGTATTGGTCTTGGTAAATCTACCCAGTCAAAAAACCAAACAACATCACACTTAGTTTCAGTTGTCCATGTATAACTGTGGTTACGTCTGTCATATAATTTTCCCTGTCTACGTACAACATCATAGTCTTTACTAGATGCTTCATCTTTTGCAAGATCTATTTGTAAAACATTAGTTGGTATAACTATCTGATTATTTTCTGGTGTAAATGGGTAATTAAATTCTTTATTAAATGTCCATCCTTCTGATTGGACTTCCCTTGACACCTGTAACAATGTATCGTATGCAATCGCAACGTCTGGGTTGGTTTGATCGAGTGTCGTTACAGGTGCTTGACCAACCGTCTGCAATATTTGATTTACTGCTGGTAATTCACTAGCAGAGTTAGTGGTAGGAAATGCCATAATATAATTAAAAAAAAAGGGAGCCGAAGCTCCCGTATAAATAGT